GTATGACTTGATGACTATAGTACATAAGGCGGGAAAATTAGGAGGTTTTATACATTGGTTGAAAAGAGTATCCAATATACATCCACCAGCTTGTTTTGAGAATCCGACATCTGCATCCCCATATATAGGATTTGCCATATACAATTGGGTTATTCTAACTGGACATAGTTTAAATGTCACAATCAGAACTTATCTAAGTAGAGAACAGATATCTGATATAGTATTGAACATGTTTCTGCCTTATCAATTTAGATGGTTGAACCAACATTTTATCCATTATACAAAACAATGGACACCAAACACTGATGATGATAAACTTAAATTAGCTATCACAAGACGAGGATTCTATATATGTTTTGCTTGTTTAGATGAAGACTCATTGGTTCAAGATCTTACTGATAATTGGTTACAAAACGAGTTTAATACTATAGATTTGGTTAAGTACATCTCTATAGATGCTGATACTATAGAAATTTTAATTGAAGATCCTCTTTCAGACAATAATAAGATGTATCAATGGTTGAGGAGTTCATATTCATCATGGTTATGGGATGATATACTAGAAGAAGTCATAACAACAGGAATAGATACTGAAGCTGAGTCTATATTATTAAAGGAATTAAATCAAGAACAACTAACAGTAGGAGTTACAGATGTAGCATCAGCTATCAATGTGTTAAGAGCGAATCCTCACGCTACTGATATTATGAATGAAGTAAAGTATGATAGTCAATCATCTGAACAGGAATCATCTCATAAATCCCTAAATTTGAGAGATATATCTTATTATAACTTAAATATAAAGACCAGTAAGAATGTATATTCATCAAACATACCAATTGTATCTCAGAACATGATAAACAACAATGATCCTGTATTATTCATGTGTAATGAGGTGGACTTTTCATATGATAAAATTGTGTTAGACCAAAGTTACTCTTATAAGATATATGGAAGTGAAACATCTTCTCAAAGCAAATTAGATTATGTTATGCATGTAATGTCTGTTAGATACCCACTTCCTGATATGATACATTGTTTGTGCTGTGGTGAAGGGTATGGAGGATTTATCGAGTATCTATCAACATGTACATCTTACAGTATATTTGTGTACAATACTCTGCCAGATAGAGTTGGCGGGAATATATTTCCTGTAAGTGCATTGGACTCATTAATTGAGAATAATAATAAAGTTGATACAAATGCTGTGGATGTAGGGATCTATGATCTATCTACAGATGAATGTAGGGACATCCTGATAAAACATGGTACTCCTTACAGTATAGTAACTTGTGATGCTGATGTTAGCTGGAAAGATCGAAGCATGTACCAAAAATTAGCATATAATGTATGTTCTATATATCTTTTGAACTCTGTTTATGATGGAATACTAATATTTAAGAGTAATTTAGGATGGGCAACCATCATAACCGACTGTGTAGGTGAATTAAAAAGATGGTGTGATAATGTAGTAGTTATTAGATGTCCCAATAGCAACATTGGAGGAGAAGTTTATATATGTGCTAATAAGAAACACTCAATGCCTATTGATATCAGCCAGTTCTTATTTAAAGCTCATATTGTGGAATATAGATCTTTTGATGCATTCTGTACCCGCATATCAAAAGAAAATGATTTGATACTG